ATGGAAGGCAAGAAGTTGGGCGAGCTCGTCCTGGAGGGCAGGTGCCCCGAGGCCAAGGAGCTCGCTGAGAAGGCGAGGGAGGCTTCGGAGCGCCTGCAGGCAGCCGCCGAGATCCTCGAGGAGATCGGCGAGGTCGAGCTCGCTTACGAGGTCATCGCGTGCGGTAGCCCGTCTCGCAGTGGGGGCACCGCATCGAATTTGGAGGAAGAGGAATGACGGGGAAGAGCTATGAGCTGCCCGACGACATCACGGGCCTGGGCGGCATGGTGTCGTGGGCCGACGAGCACGACGTGTGGCACACGGAGGTGTTCGAGTTCCTGGCGGACGCGCGCTACGCGTTCCGCGAGCACGTCCGGGCCGGCGACGTCGCCTACCTCGAGCGCCTGGTCGCGCTCGACCGCAGGCAGGCACTCGACCCGGTGTCCTACGACGTCATGGAGATCGACCCCGCGCCGGGCGAGTGGCCGTTCGGGCTAGGCCCCCGCGGGGCGGGGCAGTGAGGCGGGCGCTGCTGGCCTCGGCCGTCGTGATGGACGCCGCCGGCTGGATGTGCGCCGCGCAGGGGGCCTACGGCCTGGCGCGTGGCTGCTTCGCCGCGGCGCTGCCGTTCATCGCGGCGTGGGTGGTCGGTTCGCTATGGGCGCGCTAGCCGAGCCACTCGGGGCGGTGCCCGGCGATCGCCCTGATCACCGCGGGCCTGATGGAGAAGTCGGTCGCGGTGAGCATCGAGCCGACCGGCGGCGTGCCGAAGATGCCGAGCTCGCACAGCGCGAGGGCGTCGGCATCGAGCGGGGAGAGGCTGACGGAGCCCTCGTCGAGCGCGCGGGACACCAGCTCCTTCCGCCTCCTCGACATGCCGAGGAATACGGCGGAGAGCCGTTCGTCCATCCTCCGGCGCTTTGCCCAGGCGCTCCTCGCGGAGACGATGCGCGCGGTCGCGTACCCGAGCATCGCGGCGGCGCCGGTCAGGAGGAGGCACGAGGCCGGGTGCTCGGCGATCATCCGGCGGGCGTCCTCGGCCATCGCGGCGACCGAGCCGAACCCGACCGCCCCGGCGATGGTGACCAGCAGGTCGATGTTCTCCTTTGCCGCCCTGAGCGCTCTGTTCATCTTCGATTCCCTTCCAAGGAGGTTTCCATGGGCTTCATTCTCGCACTTTCCTTCGCGTTCCTGTTCGGGGTCGGGCTCGGCCTCATGCGCCGCTGACGGCGGAGTCAGCCCCCGCCGCGCCACGGGTTCCGCACCGCCCCCATTCCGCGGGGCCCGTGGCGCGACGGGGCCGGACTCCCTACATCCGGCCCGCAAGGTGCCGCCGCCGACTTGGCGGGGCGGCGGCACCGCTCCCTTTGGCGGGGGAGCGCCCTCCGGCCGCATCTATCGGTGCGGCCCTCCGGCAAGGGATTGGCTCAATGAATGAAAGGAGAAGGCCATGTGGATGTCTATAGCCAAGGGCGCGCGTTACGCCTGCTGCGACAACGTCACGTTCCGCGCGATGGTCATGCAGGGCGTGATACCGCGCTACCCGTCGCTCAACCCCAACAGCTCGCGCGAGGTGGTGAGCAGCGAGGACATCGACGCCGCCATCAAGGCACGCGGCGCGGTGCCGGCGCTGCCCTCGCCCGACTGCGTGCCCGCTCGCCGTCCGAGGCGGGTGGCGTGATGGTCGATCTGGTCTGGGAGGCGGGCTGCAGGCTCGGCGCGTGGTGGAGCGCGCTGCCCGAGCGCGTTCGCAGCGTGGTGTGCGCCGTGGCGCTCATCGGCCTGATCGCCGTCGCCGGCGCCATCGAGGGGACCGCCCCGAGCGGGATGTACTACTAGTCAGGAGGATATGGCATGCAGTTTGAGAAGAGGCAGGTTCGCCTGGGCGACATCCGCCCGAGCGGGCAGAACCCGCGCGAGGACTTCGGCGACATCGGCGCCCTGGCCCGCAGTATCGAGGCGACCGGCGGTGAGCCGCTGAACCCGCCCGTGGTGGTGGCGGACGGCAACGTCTACCGCATCGTGGACGGCGAGCGCCGCTACCGCGCGCTGTCGTCCATCTACGGGGAGGACCGCGAGGTCTCCGCGCTGGTGGCCGACACCATGGACGAGGCCAACGAGCTCGTGGCCATGCTCGCCACCGACGACAAGCGCCAGCTGACCGAGGCCGAGCGCGCACGAGGCGTGCAGCAGATGCTCGTGCTGGGCATCGACGAGCAGCGCATCGAGCGCGCGAGCCGAGCCACCGCCGGGCAGATCCGGGCTGCGCGCAGGCTGCGCGGTCGCATCGATGCCGGCGTGCAGGTGACACTGGAGCAGCTCGAGGCCGCGAGCGCCTTCGACGATGAGAAGGACATCGAGGCCGTGTTGGCGGCCGGCGATGGCTGGGCGGGCAAGGCCGACAGCATCCGCCGCCGCGTCGAGCGCGAGGAGGCCAAGGCCGAGGACTACGACGCCTTCGGCGACGCGGGCATCCCGGTGGTGAGGGAGCAGCCGGAGGGTTTCAACTACACGGACTGGGTCAACGTCGGCCTCGCCGCCCAGAAACTCGAGGGGAAGGAGTTCGCCGCCGGCACCGTTGCCGTGTGGAAGGGCAGCTACTGGGATCTCTACGAGCCGGATGACGGCTCGGGCGCCGAGCCCGAGAAGACCGAGGAGGAGATCCGGGCCGAGCAGGAGGCCGCGCGCGAGAAGGCGGCGCTCGAGGAACTGTACAGGAGCCTGATCGGCTTCGTGGCGTCCGGCGCCTTTGCCATGTCCAAGGACCTCATGATGGAGGTGCGCGTGGGCCGCGAGGACCCGCCCGCGCTGCTCATGGCGATGGGCGGCGACAGCCACCCCGAGAACGAGGGGCGTTTCGGACTCGTGCGAGACGAGTTCGCCCGCAACCTCAAGGCCTGCAGGCCCAGCGAGTACGAGGCCGGCTGCTGGCTCATGGCGGCGGCCAAGGACATGGCCCAGCTCAACAACCGCTGGGGCGGCGACGACGCGGAGGCGTGGCTCGACCACTATGACATCTTCCTCTCCGCGGGCTTCGAGCCCGGCGAGGAGGACGTGTGGCTCATGGAGAGGGTTCAGGCGAGCGCCAAGGAGGATGAGAAGGATGAGTAGCGAGAAGAAGGTCAGGGTGACGGTCGAGGCGTGCGGCGAGGTCCGCGCTTTCGAGTGCCGCTGCGCGACGGTCGCGACCGCCAAAGGGGACGGCTCCGGCGACTCATGCTTCGTGGGCCCGACCGACATCAGCGACCTGTTCGCGCTCGCCTGCGAGTGCACCGACACGCTCTGCGCGGCCTTCAGCCAGGCGGGTATCCCGGACAGGAACGCGCGCAAGCTCGTGCTCATCGCCGCGCTCGGCGCCAATCCCCATGGGCACGCCGACAGCATCCAGACCACCGACCTGGACGCGCGCAGGGAGATCCGCGACATGGCGGCGGAGCTGGGCGTCGATGCCGACATCTAGCGACCGCCGGGCGGTCGTGCAGCGCGGGGCGGACGGCAGATGGTTCGCCCGCCCCTACATGGGCACCGACCGCGTGACCGGAAGGCGGATCAGGCCGTACAGGTCGTGGGACGCGGAGCTGACGCGCGAGCAGGCCCAGGCCGAGTGCGACAGGTGGGCGGCCACGTTCGACCCGTCGTCGGCCCGGGACAGCTCCAAGCGCCTGTCCTCGATGCTCGAGACGTACATCTCGGACCCGGTGAACGGGCTGTCCGACAACTCCGTGGCCACGTACCGCAGCGTCGTCAGGACGATGGTGGAGCCGACCATCGGGCGCCTGCCCTACGACCAGCTTGAGCCCTGGGACGTGTCGGCCGCCTACCGTATGCTGCTCGTCCCAAGGACGGGCAAGGGGCTGTCGCCCAAAACGTTGCTCAAGATGCACGCGCTGCTGAAGGGTGCCTACCGCTCGTGGCAGCCGGCGCTGGGGCGGGACATCATGCTCGACGTCCCCGCGCCCTCGCCCGACCCCGTCGAACCCTTCGCGCTGTCCGAGTGCGATACCGACGAGCTGTCCCGCGCGCTGGTCTCCGCCATGTCCTCGCGATCCGCCTCGGGCGCCAACATCACGCGGCGCACCGAGGCCATGGCGGCCTACCTCGCCCTCAACACGGGACTGCGCTGCGGGGAGGTCTGCGGGCTGCAGCGCCGAGACTGGCGCCGCGCCCTGCACGACCTGCACGTCGTGGGACAGGCGGTCGAGCACCCCGAGCTGCACCGGCAGGCCTACACCAAGGGCCGGCGCGTGCGCAACGTGGCGCTCGCCCCGACGGTGGAGGCGCAGCTGCAGCGCCACCTGGAGTGGCAGGACACGTGGCTCTCGCGCAAGGGCCCGGCGGCGCTGGTGGTGACCTTCGGGCCGGCAGGCGGCATCGCGCGCCCGTCCACCGTGACGAGCCGCTTCAAGTCGCTCGTGAGGGACCTGGGGCTGCCGGAGGAGACGGTGTTCCACTCCCTGAGGCACACGCACGCCTCATGGCTGCTCATGAACGGGTTCGACATGAGGACCATCCAGGAGCGCCTGGGGCACGCGAGCGTCAAGACGACGCTCGACATCTACGGCTCGGTCATGCCGGGCCGCGACCAGGCCGCCGCCGCGGCCTTTACCGATTCGATCTACGGAGGTGAGACGGATGAATAACTTCAACTTCAACAGGGACTTCTACGAGGGCTGCCGCGCCCTGGGCGACAGGGAGGGCATGGCGCTCGCGTGGGCGATGCTGCGCTACGGCTACGAGGGCATCGAGCCAAAGCTTAAGCCCACCACCATGGCGGCGTTCACCTTCGCGAGGGGCCGCATCGACGCCATGGTCAACGGCAGCCTCGGGGGGCAGGCGAGGGCCGCCAAGGCAGGCGGCATCGCAACCACCCAAGGGGGTAGCCAAGGGGGTGTCCAAGGGGGTAGCCGACCCAGCGGGCGAGGGGGTAGCCAACAGAAAGAGAAGGAGAAGGAGATAGCCCTAGCGGGCTATAGCGCGGCCCGCCAAGCACCCGATGACTTCGAGCCCCCGTCGGCCGAGGACGTGGAGGCGTACTTCGCCGCCAACTGCCTCCGGGGCGACGCCCGCCAGTTCTTCGACCACTACGCCGCGCAGGGGTGGACGCTGCCGAGCGGCCTGCCCGTGTCCGACGTGTGGGCGCTCGCCCGCAACTGGAGCCGCAAGCAGGTCGGCTTCGATGCCGACCGCAAGGCACGGGGCGGGCAGACCTCGCAGGAGGTCGAGCGCGCCGCCGTGTGGCAGCCCGTGAAGACCGATGACGAGCTCATAGCCGAGCTCGATCGCCAGATAGCGGAGGCGTCATGATCACCCTCATGGAGATGCTCAGGAACGAGAAGGCCGACCCCTCACACGGCCGCCCGCTCAGCCTGACGAAGGTCTACATGACCAACGTCATGTCGCGGAGGGAGGCCGTGCTGCTGGCCAAGATCCAGAAGCGCGACGCGGCGATCGCGCGCAAGCAACGGGAGAAGGAGATGTACGAGGAGATCGCCAAGCTCGCGAAGGGCGAGGACCCGAATGGCGAGGACCCGAATAGCGGGTGTGCCAAAGGTGTGCCAACGGCGGCGGGGCAGCTGGGCCAGCAGGCGTTGGGGTTCCCGCCGCTAGACAGTGGAACCGACGCCGTCGGGGAAGCCCCCGGCGCAAAGAACACCTAATTCTTTTGAGAAGGAGAGGAGAGAGGTTTTGACCGAGATCTCAGCGGTGATGAGGGCCTACCGAGACGCCCTCGACGGGCACCGGATTCCCTGGGCCGACGACACCTACGACACGAGGCCGGTGGACGGCTACCGGATGCGAATCGAGCGCACCAAGACCATCCTGGACGAGCACGAGGTGAGCGTGATCTGGGGCTACCAGTGCCTGCCCGTGGACGAGCCCGACGATTCCGCCGGCGACGGCGAGGAGACCGAGGTGAAGGTCCGGACCGTGGGCATAACCGTCGGCTATCCCGACTACCTGGAGGTCATGTACGACCCGATCAGCGCGGATCCGTTCGTGGCCGCGCCCGGCGACATCCTCGCGGAGGTCTTCGGCGTGAGGGGTGAGTCGCGATGAGCTACGTGTGCGGACCCGCCGACTGGATCGACCTCGCCGTCGGCAGGCTCGAGGACGCGAAGAGGTCGCTCGGGGAGTGCGACAGGCTGCGACAGGGGTGCGACATCTGCGATGAGCTGCGCCAGGCGAGGAGATGCCTCAACAAGGCGCTGATCATGGTCGCGGAGGAGAAGGAGATCGTGAAGGAATGGAGCGGGAAATAGATCTGTACGGTCCTCGCGGGGAGCATTACAAGGTCAGGTTCTTCGCGCGCCTCCCACACATGGACAGTTGGCTTATTAGCTACGCGTTCAACAATGACCTGATTGCCGTCTCATCGCTGTATCTCAAAGCGCCCGACAGCTGGAAGAAGCTGCTGGAGGACCTGGATGAAGGGGCGAACCATTCCGAGTACTCGCCCTGCTTCTACTTCCGGAAGGACATGTGCGATTGCTCCTCATGCGAGGCGGACCGTTACTCCAACTGCGATCAACCCGCTTTCAAGGACATTGCATCCCGCATCCGCAAGCTGAGGGGTGAGGGCGATGCTGACTAGGGACCTGACGCCGTGCTTCGTGCAGGACTTCGGCTTGGGCTCGAGGACGGGCTACGAGAAGGCCCTGCTGGTCGGGCTGTTCGACAGGACGTTCACGTGCCTCGACCGCCGCATCTCCGCGACCGACGAGGCCGCGGGGCCGACCCGCAGGCCGGTGGCGGTCGTCATGCGCAGAGACGGGCGGCTGCAGGAGGTCGACCCGTGGAAGGTCGTAATCGACGACTCGGAAGAGGTCTTCGAGATGTACTCGTGGATGTGGGACGAGGAGAGCGTCGTGTGCGAGCAGCTCGGGCTGGCGGAGATCAAGGCAGAGAATGGTGGTGACGAGTGATGGGGGAACATTTCATAGTCGATAACTCCATGACGCCAGACTGGGAATTGGTGCCGTTGGGCCCCGTCGATAAGGAGGGGAACCGCGTCCCGCTTGATACCGAGGTTCTATACGACGAGGACGGGTGCGTCATAAGAGTGGAGTCGTACAGGTTCTCGACCTGGTCTAAGCGGTGGACTGCGGACGTTTATATCGCCGACCAGGGCATGGAAGTGTACGTCGACAGCTACTACCTCCATCGTCCCGACAGCTACGAGAGGGTGCTGGAGGACCTCTATGAGGCCGTTCAACAAGGCGAGCGCAGCGGGCGTCCTTACTGTGTTTACAACGTTGCCAGGGGCCTGTGTCGTGGACATGAGGACAAGGACGGGAAGTGCAAGCTCGTTGGATTTGCCGACGCCTGCACCCTCACGATGACTGGCGACATCTGGAGCCGTGTTGAACGTCTATGCAAGGGTGATGGTGAGAAGGATGGGAGCGAGAAGTGAGTGAAGTGCCAAAGATGTACACCTGCTCTTGGTGCGGGAAGCCGACTCCGAACTATAGGGAGTACTCGCATCCGATGGCTGGCATTCTCGGAGAGTCGGGGTACTCGATATGTGACGAGTGCCTAAGGAAGGCCCGTATCGAGAGGGAATGGGAGAACGAGCAGTGCGCTGAGGAACGCCTGACCTGCCCCTACTGCGAGAGTTCCATCGATGACCCGTGGTATTACGACGAGGACGATGAAGAGGTTGAGTGCCCTGAGTGCAAGCGCACGTTCGAGCTAGAGATTGCCACCGTGCGCACGTATAGGACGAAACGCCGTATCGAGGACATGCCCGACGGCTGGAATGGGGGCGAGCTTTAATGAGCCGAGATTTCATTGAGCTATACGACGACGATGGCTACAGGTACGTCGTCAACATGGACAAGATCTCATTCGTCAACGTCGCAGGCAGAAAGGTCTGGGCTGGTGAGGCGGCCACGCTCGAAATATGCGATGAGAGCATGGAGCGTCTTTTAAGCAGGCTGGTAGGTGAGGGCGAATGAGCCGCAGGGATGTGACCGAAGAGCTGTCCGAGAAGGTGGAGAAGAAGCTCCGCAGGCAGTTCGCCCTCGTCGCGCGGGAGGTATGGGTGGACCCCGACCACAGGGTCGACTTCATGGCATTTTCTCCGGGCGTCGGAGGACGAAACATGAAGCTCGAGCACGGGCGGTTCGTGTTCGTTGAGGTCAAGTCTTGCATGGCGGACTTCAAGAGCGGCCACGGCCTCACGTTCCGAGGCGACGATAACTGGCTTGTGTGCCCTCGCGACCTTGCTGACGAGCTGTACGACAAGATGCTCCTGCCGTTGGGCGTGCAAGTCTACTGCCCCGACAGCGGAGGCTCCCTTCGGCTGAGATACGACCTTAGTATGCGAGGTACAGGAAGTTTGAGAGAAGATTCGACGCTCTGCCTGCTCTGGGCGATGCTGATGGACTCGTACTCGAGATGGCGCACGACGGGAGATGTTTTCAGAGAGACGGGAGAGAACTGTGACCTTTAACGATGCCGAGTTCAAGGCGTGCCCCAAGTGCGGGGCGGAGCCCAAGGTGGAGGATGTGCGAGAGCGTTCCCTGACCAAGCCCAACGTGCTGAGCGTCAGGTGCCCCGCCTGCGGGATGTCGAACAGCGTCGCGTGGGGGAGCATGGACCTGCCGCCGTTCCGCCAGGCGGTGGCCATGCTCGCGGACAGTTGGAACAGCCGGTGATCCGCTCGGCGATCGACTTGTTCCGCGCAACCGCCTGGCGCACGGTGCCCGATCTGGTGTCGGGTCCCGCGCGCCGGGCGCTCACGCACGGTCGGGCGGACGCGCCGCGGGTGACGTCGGCGCAGATCGGGGAGACGGAGCGGAGGGCGCGGGCGCTGGAGCGCGACCGGGCCCGCGCGCTCAAGAGGTCGAGGAAGGCTAACCGATGAGAGTTTTCGAGAGGCTGCGGCGGATGCTCGCCGAGAACCGCCGCGTGCGCAAGAGCATCGAGACGCGCCTCGCACGCAGGTGCAGGAGGTCGACGAGATGACCGTGATGTGGGACGTGCAGGAGAGGAACTGCGCGGTCTGCGGGAGGGTCTTCATCCCGAAGGCGCCCCACGCCAAGTACTGCTCGGAGGCGTGCCGGCGCGAGCACGACCTGCGCCGCGTGAAGGAGGCCCGCCGCAAGGGCGCCAAGCCGAAGCTCGACAGGGTCGACCGCTATTTGGCAGGCTCGGGCGCGGTGCACGACGAGATCATGGCCATGCGGCGCGAGGTCGCGATGAGATATTGAGTTTCCTCAGGTAGATATATAATTAAGGCCGCTGGCGTTGGAGCGCCGGCGGCCTTTGGCAAAGACGCCTCCCGGCATCCTCTATGTGGCGTAGAGCATGGTACCACGCGGGAGGTCACATGGATGCACGGGAATATCTGGAGACTGTACGGGCCGCCCAGCGCGGCATCGACCGCAGGCTGGCGGTCATCCAGTCGATGCAGGCGCGCGAGCAGGTGCGCGCCCAGCGCTACGACGCCGTGGGCAAGGGCGCGCACGGCACGGACTTCATGCGCTCGACGGACGACCGCATAGACTACGAGCGCCGCAGCGGCGCGGAGCTGTCCGAGCTCCGGCACGAGGTGGAGCGTGGGCGCGAGCTCTGCGCGGGCGTGCGCTCGGCCAACCCAGGCAAGCGCTGGGGCGACGTGCTGGAGCTGCGCTACTGCGAGGACCGCACCCTGCAGGAGATCGCGGGGACACTGGGGGTGTCGGTGAGGTCGGTGCATTCAGATATGTCATCGGCCCTGGACTGGGTCGATATGGTGGGCATCGCCACCGCAAGGGCTGGCGTGGGCCGTGCGGCAATATAATTGGATGGCTGGTTCGCGTCAGCATGTCGGCCCCGATCGCCATGTGCGGTCGGGGCCTTTTGTCTTTATGGGACTGCATGCAATTGCAGACGATTGCACACTTCTGCGGACAATTGCAGATAGTTGCAGACGATTGCACACAATTGCAGACCGTTGCAGGTTTCTTCTGGGATATAACTAGGGTGTCGATTCGCAGCGCCGCCCGCGCGGTGTGCGGGTCGGATGTGCGTGGAAGCACAGATGAGTGGCCGGAGTTCCCTTCAGCAGTTCAGGGACTCCGGCCTTTCTATTGCGTTTAATTCAATAGGGGATGATGCCCGTGGTCAGCCGAGAGTACATCGCGCGATCCGCCCGCCGCCACGACACGGTCATGGCGTGGGCGTTCCGCCGCGCCCTGGGGGTCACGGCGGCGCCGCGCCGCCGACCTGGGGGTGCCGGGGGCGTGCGCCTGGAGGCGCTGCGCTACGGGGGCATCGAGGCGTGCATGTCCAACCGAGGGCGCTCCCCGGTGGAGTGGTAGGGGATGGGCAACCCGCGCAAGGCCAACGGCGCCCGACGCCGCCATGTCGTGCGGTGGCTGCGCTCACAGGGTAGGCCCTGCTGGATATGTGGGCTACCCATAGACTACGGGGTGCCTGCGGGCGACCCCCGGGCTTTCGAGTGCGACGAGCTCGTCCCGGTCAGCCGCGGCGGATCGCCCTTCGACCGTGACAACGTCGCCGCCGCACATCGTTGCTGCAACAACTGGCGCCGCGCCCGCAGCGTCGCCGAGGTCTCGGCCGTCCGGTTCGCGCTCGCCTCGCGCCGCGCCGCCTGGAACTCGCCCGAGACGTTCGTCGCGCTGTGCAAGGCACTCAAGGACGATGGCGCATCGGTTATTAATCCCCCGTCCGTGCCCGACAGACAGCCTCGGGCAACGACCTCGTGGTAGGGGACGCGCCTCGGCACACGACCCCACGGGGGTCTTTTACCGGATGGTGACAGGCCACTATCCCGCGCCAGGGCCGCAATACCCCCCGAATACGCTTTTTTACGGAAGTCAAGCAAAAACCGCAGCTAAACCGAGAAAAACTAGGCGGGTGTGTACGTGAAGATACACGATATCGTCCCATATGAGCGAAACGCGCGGCACAACGCCTCCGCCGTCCCCGTGGTCGCCGACTCAATCAAGGAGTTCGGTCTGCGCGGGACCATCGGCCTGGAGAGCCGCGAGCGCCCGGTTATTGTATGGGGGCACACCCGCGTCGAGGCGTGCAGGAGCCTGGGGTGGGACGAGATTCCCGACTCCAAGATCGAGTACTGCGACGACCTGACCGACGAGCAGATCAAGGCCTTCCGCATCGCCGACAATAAGACCGGCGAGGTGGCAACCTGGAACAAGTCGATGCTTCGCGAGGAGGTCCGCAGCCTCAAGGACTTCGACATGTCGCGGTTCGGGCTGGACTTCAAGAGCAAGCGGCTCGACTACGGCCACGAGCGCCTGAGGACGGACGACGCGTACAACCTGCGCCTCGTCAGCCGATCCGACTGCGGCCGCGACGGCATGCCCCGCATGAAGCGGTGCATGGCCAAGCCGGCGGACATGATCGGGTTCAACTACGCCAAGAGTACCCCCGAGGACGACAAGGCCGGCCGCTGCTGCCACTTCTTCATCGACGACTACCAGTTCGAGCGCGTGTGGGCACGCCCCGCCGCCTACCTCGAGTGCCTGCGCGGCTTCGACTGCGTCCTCACGCCCGACTTCTCGCTCTACCTCGACATGCCCGACGCCATGCAGCGGTGGAACCGCTACCGCTCCCAGGCGCTCGGCCACTGGTGGCAGGAGCAGGGCCTCCGTGTAGTCCCGACCCTGTCGTGGGCGCAGCGCCGGAGCTTTTGCTTCGCGTTCGACGGCGTCCCGCGCCGCTCGACCGTCGCCGTGTCGACCGTCGGCGTGAAGGGGGACGAGGGCGCCCTGGCCGTCTGGCGCGAGGGCATGGCGGAGGCAATGAGTCGCCTGGAGCCCGCGCGCGTGCTGCTCTACGGCGGCGACATTGGATTCGATTTCGGCGGCTGCGAGGTCGTCGAGTACAAGGGAGGCGGTTTCCGTGGGAGGTAGGGGCTCATACTCTTACTCCGGCAAGCGTTCAGCCAAGGACGGATCGACACTGTCAGCCTACGCGGTCGCATCCCTGAACAAGGGCACTGCTGGGGGAACGACGGTGGAGTCTGCCATAGCCCGCTTTCGCGAGCAGCTGATGGACAATAGGTACGAGCACTCGGCCTATATCGATGACGCGGGATATGTCCATGCGCTGGGGTCGACTGGTAATGAAGGGTCGACCAGAGTCGCACCGCTGTCCGCCGTCGCCCATGAAAAGGGCGTCTCGACGATTATCCATAACCATCCTCATGGCGGCGCGGACGGCCGCAAATGGGGAGGCCCGCTTTCCGGCGGCGACCTGGAATACATCGCCTCGGCCTACAACAGGAGCGGAGGACGCGTCAAAAGGATCGTCGCGACGTCGAACGAGGGGACCTATTCCGCGCTCGTGACGAAAAGCGTGAGCGGCAAGGCCGTCAAGTCTGCCGCAAAGCGAGCCGACGCTTCGGTCATGAGCAGGAAATACCAGAGCGAAATCGCGATGTGGAGAGCCATGAACAAGGCCTACACCTCGGAGTTTGCTAAAATAGGCATTGAGATCAGCTATGAGAAGCAACCGAAGAAAAGCGGGCTTCTCGTGACCCAGAAGACCGGCACCTATGCGTGATAGGGGTTGATGCCAGATGGCATACGACGTTGACTACGATTTCGAGTTTGACGAGGACGAGTTCGGCACGGCGATGATGCCCAAGGGCGTCAAGTGGCGCGGGAACCTCTGTCTGCTTCCCAACGGCAGGTACCTCCCGCCTGGAAACTACCGCACCGAAGACGGTGGCAACATCATCTACGAACCGGGCGAACTGAGCCCCTTCGCCGATATGCTCTCGCAGTTCAGATAGGCCGCGGGTATTCAGGATTTACAAGAGCCGTCCCAAGGGGCGGCTTTTTCATGCCGATTGGAGGTGGCGGATGCCCCTCGAGAAGCCCGCCGCGGTCGCCGGCGACCCCGTTAAGAGCGCCAAGTGGGACGAGCTCACGGCAGGCCGCTCGTTCACCCAGGCCGACGCTCCGACGCTCGCGCTGCTGTGCCAGTGGTACAAGATCGTCGAGCTCGCCCAGGACGAGCTGGACAGCTTCGGCGAGCAGACCGCCTACCAGAACGACATGGGGGACCTGAAGTCCTTCCCGCAGATAGCGACCCTGAAGACCGCGTCGGCGGAGATCAGGCAACTCAACAAGCAGCTCGGCATAACCGACGGCCACGAGGGGGCGCCAGATGTCCGGAACGTCCAGACCAAGCTCTTCTCGATCGCCGAGCGCCACGAGGCGCGGAAGGCAAGAGCCGCGGTATAGGGTCGCCGTGGGCGAGGCCGCCTACTCCGAGGGCGAGGACGCCGCCGAGCTGGGCGGGGACCTGGGCATGGAGCCCATCGAGTGGCAGTCCCTGGTTCTGTCCGACTGGTGCGCGTGCGACGCCGAGGGCCGCCCCGCCTACGTCACGTGCGGCCTGGACGTGCCGCGCCAGAACGGCAAGAACGCCGTCATCGAGATATACGAGGTGTTCCGCCTGGCGGTCTGCGGCTGGCACATCCTCCACACCGCGCACCGCGTGAAGACCGCAAAGAAGGCGTTCAACCGACTCGTCCGCTACTTCACGGACAAGGAGCACCCCGAGCTCTCGTGCCTCGTCGAGAGGATCCGCCGCACGAACGGCGAGGAGGCCATCTACCTCACCAACGGCGGCTCCATCGAGTTCTCGGCGCGCACCAACGGAAGCGCCCGAGGCTTCGATGACATCCAGCTCGTCGTGTTCGACGAGGCGCAGGAGCTCACAGACTCCCAGTACGACGCCATCATGTACACGCTCGCCGCGTCCGCGACCGGCGAGCGCCAGATCATCTACACGGGCACGCCGCCCAACGAGGACTGCCCCGGCACCGTGTTCGCGCGCACGCGCGCGGCCATCCTGGCCGGCGACATCCCGAACACCGAGTGGTGCTCGTGGGCGACCGACGAGTGCCCGCGCCAGGACGCCACGTTCGACGACGTGGTGGACCTCATCTACGAATCGAACCCGAGCATGGGCATCATCCTGTCGCTCGACTTCACCCGCACGGAGTTCGCCGGCGGCTCGATCACCGGCTTCGCCCACGAGCGCCTGGGCTGGTTCAGCCCTGCCGCCATGCTCACGAGGGCCATCCCGCGGGCATCGTGGGACGGCGCGCTCATCGACGCCATCGGCGGGCGGTACCGCGGCAAGAAGGCCTTCGGGGTGAAGTTCTCGAGGGACGGGTCGACTTACGCGCTGTCGGGCTGCAAGCTCGGCCAGCGCGCACTCAAGGGCAAGGCCGCCGTCGAGCTCATCAGGGTCGGAACGACGGCGGGCGGCGCCCGCGAGCTCGCCAAGTGGCTCTACGACCGCCGCGCGACCGCGTCGGTCGTCGTCATCGACGGCATGTCGGGCGCCGACGCGCTCATCGACCGCCTCGCGGAGATGAAGCCGCCGCGCGGCTACGTCGTGAGGCCGCAGACGCGCGACGTGGTCGCCGCCGCGGTCGGCTTCGTGGACGCCCTCAACGACGGCACGCTCGCGCACACCTACGACCCGACCCTCGAGGAGTCGGCGAGGAAGTGCGTGCGCAGGAAGATCGGGTCCCGCGGCGGGTGGGGCTTCGGCTCCCCCGAGGACGCGACCGTGCCGCCCGAGCCGCTCGAATCATGCTCGCTCGCGCTGTGGGGCGCGAGGACCACCAAGCGCAACCCGCGCAGGAAGCAGAGGACACTGTGATCCAGAGAATTGGGCGCGGGACCTCCGTCGAGACCCCGAACCTCGACGCCGTCCCCAAGCCGTACCGATCCGCCGTGGAGGACATGTTCGACACCTGGGGCGACGTGTCGGCGCGAAACACCGTCCTCAAGCGCTACTACGAGATGAAGAACGAGATGAGGAGCCTCGGCATCTCCATCCCGCCCATGCTCGAGAAGGTCGACTGCGTCACCGGGTGGTGCGCCAAGGCCGTCAAGGCGCACTCCGTGCGCTCAGTCTTCGACGGCTTCGTCTTCGACGGCGCGGAGGACCAGGACCTCAAGCGCCTCGTGCGCAAGAACCGCCTGAGGTCGCTCTACCGGCAGGCGTGCTCGAGTTCCCTCACCTACGGCGTGTCGGCCATGACCGTCATGAAGGGCAGGCCGGGCCAGCCTGCGGCGATGGTGCGCGTGTTCAGCGCGAACCAGTTCTGCTGCCTGTGGGACAAGGACGAGGGCCGCATCCGCTGCGGCGTGGTCCTCGCCGACGTCGACCGGTCGGGCAACGCCTCCCGCTACGTGTGCCACTTCCGGGACGCGGTGCTCACGCTGGTGCGCACCGGATCGGGCGGCGGCCCCTACGAGTGGGACTGCGAGGTGGAGCCGAACCCCATGGGGCGGCCGCTCATGGAGGTGCTCACCTACGACCCAGACCCCGACCGCCCGCTCGGCCACTCGATGCTCACGCCCGAGGTCCGGGGCATCGTCGACAAGGCCATGCGCGACGTGCTGCGCATGGAGGTCGGCGCGGAGTTCTTCACGTTCCCACAGCGATACATCCTCGGCGCCAAGGACGACCTCTTCTCCGTGAAGGACGGGGACGGGGACGAAGGCGAGGACGAGGGCGGCGACAGCGTGCCGTCGCCAATAGCCAAGTTCAACGCATACGTCGGGTCGTTCCTCGCCATCACCAAGGACGAGGACGGCGACGTCCCGACCGTAGGGCAGTTCGCCGCGCCGACCGCCGACAACTTCACGCGCGTGTTCGAGAACGACGCGCAGCGGTTCTCCGGCGCGACCAACGTGCCGCTGGCACAGCTGGGCGTGCTGTCGAACACCTACACGTCCTCGGACGCCCTGGGCGCGGCGAACGACCCGCTCATCCTCGAGGTGGAGCAGATCAACGAGCACAACGCCGAGGCGCTCGAGACGATCGCGCAGATGATGATGGCGGTCAAGGACGACGTCCCGATAACCAGGCTCACCGACGAGCAGTGCGCCGTCCAGGCGTGCTTCAAGGACCCCTCGATGCCGACCATCGCCGCGCGCGCCGACGCCTGGACGAAACTCGGCGCCGCGGACGAGAGCATGGTGGGCACCCGCGTCTACTACGAGGGCGTGGGCCTGTCCCAGCCGACCATCGACCGCCTGGAGCGCGAAAAGCAGCAGGGCGGCGCCATCGCGTCGCTCAACGCCATGGCCGACACGATGGCCATCGAGGCCGCGAGGGCCGCGGCCCTGCCGCCAGCCGGCGGTGAGGCGGAGTGATACCGCGCGGGGACTTCGACCGCTACGCCCGCGCGCTCGGGATAAACGCCGACCTGCTGCAGGCGGCTGTCGCGCAGGCGATCGACGAGTGCGCGGGCCTCTACGGCGAGGAGCTCTACCGGGCGCTGGCGCGCACCTACGCGGCGCTCGTGGCCAAGTTCGGCTCGTTCGCCGCGGCGGCGGCCGTCGAGTTCTACGCCGCCATGCGCTCGGGCGCCGGCCCGGCGCAGGGATACGAGCCGCGGCAGTTCGACCCCGGCCACGGCGGGCTCCTCGCGAGCGACGTCGACGAGGCGTTGAGGAACTCCGCGCCCGCCGCGGCGCTCGCGGCGAGGGCCGTGCAGCGCGCCATGGGCTACGCGGACGCCACGATCCAAGGCAACGCCATGGCCGACCCGGCACACCCGCGCTGGGCGCTGGTGCCGCACGCGGGCGCGTGCGACTGGTGCCGGATGATCGGCTCTCGCGGCTTCGTCTTCAAGAGCTCGGCGACAGCCGGCGCCGAGCGCCACCCGAGCTGCAGGTGCATACCGGTCGCCGACTTCTCCGACAGCCCCGCGCTCGACGGCTACGACCCGGCGGCGCTCTACGACGAGTACCGCGCGAAGCACCCCGAATGGGGCTCCCATCGCACGGGATCGCGCGCCCGCCGCAGCGGCGGCAAGGTGGTCGCCGCATTCGTGGACGGGAAGAGGTTCGGAAGCATCGGCGACATCCAGAGGTACATGGAGGGGGCATCGTCCCCCGACGACCTCAAGGCCCGCATGGCCACCGCGAACAGGGCGGGGCTGGCAATGGGCTTCCAACCGGGGAGCCCCTACGCCAAGTCGCTCGCGCAGACCGCGGCGGGCGTGAGCAAGAGGCTCTCGGCCAAGTGAGGACGCCCCGTGGGAGGGCGGGCGCGACGCGCCATCAAGCGTCGCCGGCGAAGACACGCAACGCGCCGGCAGGAACACGAGGCCGCAGCCCGCACGGGAGGCGGCCTTTTCCATGCCAAAACACCGCCAGCGCCGCCGCACGGAGGCGCGAAGCGAGCCCCGCACGGGGCCGGAAGGAGTGCAAGATGCCTACCCAACAGCAAGCCAACAACGTGACCGATCCCGTCGAGCCCCCGCAGCCGGCGGCGCCGGCGGAGCCCGGCGGCGACCAAGGATCCGGGGCCCCACAGGAGCCGGCAGCGATCGACTGGAAGGCCGAGGCCGAGCGATTCAAGAAGGAGTCCCGCAAGTGGGAGGCCCGGGCCAAGGAGAACAAAGGCAAGGCCGACCTGTGGGACGCACAGGGCGCGCAGACGCCCACCGTCGAGTCCCTCAACGACGAGCTCAACGACCTGAAGGGCCGCCTCGCCGCATCCGAGGCCGAGCGCGAGCGCGAGCGCACGCTGGCGCGCGTGTCCCAGGCCACCGGCGTGCCGGCCGCGCTCATCCACGGCGACGACGAGGAGTCGATGACGGCCTCGGCAAAGGCCGTCGCCGACTTCGCCGAGTCGCGCCAGCCCGGATACCCGCTCGACAAGGGCGGCTCCGGCGGAGGCAAGAAAGTGAACAAGGAGTCCATCGAGTCCATCAAGGACCCCGCCAAGCGCATCATGGCCCGCGCCGCGCACATGGACCTCTACAAGTAAGAAAGGGGCAAACATGCCCGTACCCGCAAACATCTCCGACTCCACGGCCATCAACGCCTCGATGGACCAGGAGTTCATCCGCAACTTCGAAGGCGACCTCGACCGACTGCTCGAGGTCCTCGGCATCTTCGGCGCCGAGACCATCGCCGCCGGCACCACGCTCAAGATGCTCAAGGTGGCCGGCGAGCTCAACAACTCCAAGACCGCCGGATCCAAGGAGTCCGCCACCGGCGATACCGCCGTCCAGCTGGGCTCCAGCTCCGGCACCGCCTACGTCGAGGGCGACGAGGTCGCGCTGTCCAAGTTCACCGCCACCTACGAGCCCGTCGGCGAGGCCGAGGCCTTCCCGTACCGCCGCATGACCACGCACAAGGCGATCCAGCAGTCCGGCTACGTCAACGCCGTGCTCAAGACCGACAAGCACATGGCCTCGCTCGTGCGCCGCAGCATCGTCTCGCAGTTCTTCTCCTTCCTGCTCAAGGGAACGGGCACGGCGACCGGCAAGGGCCTGCAGGCGTGCGCCGCTGCAGTCGACGCCAAGCTCGGCAACACCCTCGAGACCAACGGCGACGCCGCCGAGCGCGCCGTGCACTTCATCAACCGAGACGACGCAGCCGACTACCTCGGCAATGCGACCATCACCGACCAGAACCTGTTCGGCCTGACCTACCTCGAGAACTTCCTGGGCCTCTCGGGCGTCTTCCTGACCAACCAGGTCGCCAAGGGAACCATGATCGCCACCCCCGCCGACAACATCCGCATCTTCGGCGTGGACTTCGGCGAGCTCGCGACCTCGGGCCTCACGTACACGGTATCCGACTCCGGCCTGATCGGCGTCGCGCACACCCCGGCGTACGACCACGTGTCGGTCGAGACGAACGTGCTCGCCGGCGCGACGTTCTTCCCCGAGGTGAAGGACTACATCGTGAAGGGAACCATCACGACCAAGTAAGGAGGCCACCGTGGACGAATACTCGTTCGCGACGGTCGACGAGTACCGCATCGACACCGGCGACGCGGCGACCCCCGACGAGCGCGTGGCCGCCGAGCTGTCGCGGCAGAGCGCGAAGCTCCGCGCGACGCTCGGCATCGGCCGGGCGCGCACCCTGGAGGGGGACGCGGCGGCGCTGGCGCGGGACCTCGTGACCGACGCGGCCCGCAAGAAGCTCGTGCAGCCGGCCTGCGTGCCCATGGGCGTGGAGGACCTCACCGGCGTCTCGCAGTCGAGCTTCACGGCCAACGGGTTCCAGGGGAGCTTCACCTTCCAGAACCCGAGCGGAACGGCCTACTTCGACCGCTCGACCCTCACCGCGCTCAAGAGGCTCCTCGGGCGCGGCCAGCGCATCGGCACCGTGTGCCCGAGCTACGGGGGCAGGCCGTGATGGGCGAGGAGGTGACGGTGCTGTCGAGCACGGCGACGGGCAGGGACGCCATGGGCGAGCCCACCGTCGAGTGGGAGGCCACCGTCGTCACGGGATGCCTCGTGCGGCCCCTGGCCGGCTCGGACGCGGGGGACGCCGCCCGGCCGGACGGCATCGAGGCGAGCTACTCCATCGCGTTCCCCAAGACGTACGCGGGGCCGCCGCTGGCGCGCTGCCGCATCGCCCTGACGGGGCGCGGCATGCCCGCCGACCCCGACACCGCGCTGCTGGTCGTCGGCTACCCCGACATCACGGACCCCTGCCCCACGGCGTGGAACATGACGGCGACGGCGGGGAGGGTCCATGGCTGACAGGATCAAGTTCGGGCGCTTCGTCCACAGCGACGCGGGCGTCATCGCCGTCACGAAGGGCGCGGGAGTCCGCGCCTGGGTGGCGACCGAGACCGCCCGCCTCGCGGCGAGGGCCAACGCCGAGGCCGCATCGCACCACGTGCCGTCGGGCTACCGCAGGTCCCTCGAGAAGAAATACCAGGGGACATTCGACAGCGCCCCCTACATGGGCGTCGTCAAGTCGGGCTCCTGCGACACGCTCGGCGTCGTCCGCGCCGCGACCCCGGCCGGCGCATTCGATCAGAACCGCAACCACACCCTCGACCACCTGCTCTAAGGAGGGACCGTGCCGAGACTCAACGTGATGGGCGAGCTCAGGGCGATCCTCGAGTCCTCCCTGGGCGGCGTGCCCGTGCGGGTCGACCTGCCCGCCGAACGGCCGGGGACCGTCGTGGTGGTCCGCCGTTGCGGGGGCGCACGGCAGGACCCGCTCATCGACTCGCCGCAGGTCGAGGTCATCATGTGGGCCCCGACAGAGGCCAAGGCCGAGGAGCTCGCCGAGCTCGTGGGCGACGCGATGTCGCGCCTGCCGTTCGCGCGGGGCTTCTGCGCCTGCGAGGAGCTCGAGATGCGGACCGACTACGACTACCTCGCCCGGTCCCCGCGCTGGTACGCACTGTACCGACTGAAGACATACCAACCGAAAGAAGGATAAATGGCATCCAACAACGAAGAGGCCAAGGTCGCCCTCGCGTCCGAGGACGCGACCCCGGCAGCCGACATCGACCCCTCGCTCGTAACCACCGGCTCACCCGTCGAGGGCGGCTGCGTGTACACGAGCTTCAAGGCGGGTGCGGCGCTGCCCACCGACGCCGTGGCCAAGATCTCCACACTCACCGACCTCGTGTCGCTGGGCGACCTCTCCACGGACGGCTTCACGGCCTCCAAGAGCATCACGGTCAACGAGTTCCAGGGCTGGCACCAGTCCATCGTGCTCACCAAGGTCTCCGGCGAGAAGCACCAGTACAAGATGGTCTTCATCGAGTCCGTCCGCTCCTCCGTCGCCAAGCTGCGCTACGGCGCCGACAACGTCGAGACCTACGAGGACGGGACCTTCAAGCAGATCAAGGCCGTCGCCAACTCCGACGTGCGCGTCCCGCTCGTCATCGACGAGCTCGAGGACACGGGGTACCTGCGCCGCACCGTCATCCCCCGCGTCTCCATCGACTCCTGCGACGACGTCGAGCACAAGCCCGGCGGCCTGGTCCAGTACGGCTTCACCTTCACGGTCATCAAGACCGCCGACAAGCCGCTGTTCACGATCTACCGCGCCAAGCCCGCAGCGTAGGCGACGGCGCCATAACGAGAACGCCGCCCCGGTCCTGCCGGGGCGGCCCTTTACCTAGGAGGAAAGATGAACAAGGACTACCTCGCAATGATGGACGAGGGCGAGCTCGAGGCGTACGCCAAGGTCCTCGGCTTCACGACCGCCGCCGCGCAGACGGCGGCGGACAAGGCGAAACTCATCGAGCAGAAGCGCGGCCGCTGCGCCGAGCTGACCGTGCTCGGCATCGCCATGAGCATCCCCGTCAAGCGCGCGCACGACCGCCGCTTCATCGACGCCATGAACAAGGAAGACCGCACGACCGAGGAGCTCGACGGGGCGTTCCGCTTCCTCCTCGGCGACGAGCAGTACGCGAGCCTCATGGAGGCCGTGACCGAGGACGACGGCACGCGGGACGACGACGCGCTGGGCTACGCATACAACAAACTGCTCTACTCGGCCGAACTAAAAAACTTCTAGAGCTCGCCGACCTCGAGGAACGCCACCTGCCCCTGCTCAGGCACGACTTCAGGGCCTACTACGGCTGCTGCTACGACGAGGTCGGCGCCGCCGAGGCGTACGACCTCGTGAGGACGCTGCCGGACGGATCGCTCACCGTGGCTGCCCTCCACCCGGAGCGCAGCTGGACGCAGGAGCGGCAATCGGCGGCCGACATCGTGGACAGCGTCTACGCGGCGGCGACCGCGCTGTGCGGCGGCAAGGCATCGGAAGCCCCGAGGGTGCCCCGCCCGCGGGACGTGGCCGCCGCCGGCGCCGCGGCAGAGCGCGCGGCGTCGGTGCGCGCCCGCATCGAGAACACCGAGTGGGTGGAGGTGACGGATGGCTGAGATCGGACGCGCGGACCTGCTGATCGTCCCCAGGTTCGACAACCTCACCAAGTCGGTCGAGTCCGCGCTCGGCAAGTGCGAGGGGCAGGCGAGCAAGTCCGGCTCCAGCCTCGGCAAGAGCACCGGCTCCGGGTTCGGGAAGGGGCTGGCCGGCTCCGGCGCGATGATAGGCGCCTTCTCGACGCTCACGTCGAAGGCCATGGACTCCATCTCGTCCCATGTCGGGTCGGCGATCAGCCGCTTCGACACCCTCAACAACTACCCGAAGGTCATGCAGTCCCTCGGGTGCTCCGCCGATTCCGCCAACGCGTCGATCGGCAAGATGTCCGACCGCCTGTCGACGCTGCCCACCAGGCTCGACGACATGGTCTCGGTCGTCCAGGGCATCACCGCCACGGTCGGCGACCTCGACAAGGCCACCGACGTCGGCCTCGCGCTCAACGACATGCTCATCGCCTCGGGCAGCTCGACGCAGCTGTGCTCGGCGGCGATGGAGCAGTTCCGCCAGATCCTCTCCAAGGGCAAGCCCGAGATGGAGGACTGGCGCTCGCTGACGACGGCCGCGCCGGGCCAGATGGACCAGCTGGCGAAATCCATGCTCGGCCCCACGGCAAACGCAAACGACCTGTACGCGGCGCTCGGCGGCGGGGGCAAGGACCCGACCATCACGCTCGACCAGCTCATGGACAAGATGGTCGAGCTCGACACGCAGGGCGGCGCGAGCTTCGCGTCCTTCAGGGACCAGGCCGAGACCGCCGCCGGCGGCGTCCAGACGAGCGTCCAGAACATGTCGAACGCCGTGACAAAGGGCGTCACCGGCACGCTCGAGTCGATCGGCAGGAACAACATCGCCGGGGTGCTCGACGACGCGAAGGGCGCCGTGAACGGCTTCTTCAAGGTCGTCAACGGCGGCGTCTCGGCGTCGATGCCGATGGTCAAGCAGCTCTACGGCGGGTTCAAGAGCCTGGCGCCCGAGATCGTCTCGGGGGCGGCGGGCATCGCGGTGTGGCAGAAGGCGGTGCCAGTCCTCTCCGGCGTCGCGAGCGGCGTGGGCAAGGCAACCGAGGCGTTCAAGCTCGCCCGCGGAGGCGCCGGCACGTTCGCCGAGGCGCTCGATGCGGTGGGCGTCGGCTTCAACCCGGTCGCGATCGGCTGCACCGTCGCGGCCGCCGGCATCGGCATACTCATCGAGAAGCAGGTCGAGTGGCAGGCCCGCACGGACGCCCTCAACAAGGCCACGACCGGCCTGGTCGACGCGGCCTCCAACACCGCGGCGCTCGAGTCCTACGCCGGCAGGGTCGAGAACGTGGGCAAGAAGTCCTCCTTCTCGGCGATGTCCGTCAATGAGCTCGCCGAGTCGATCGGCAAGCACGTCGACGCCATGAACGAGAACACGAGGGCCGCCGAGTCGCAGATCGCGCAGCTCAACACCGCACAGCAGATCATCGACAACTACGCCGGCAAGACCGACCTGTCCACCGACGCACAGGGCAGGCTCACGTGGGCGCTCCAGCTGCTCAACGACCAGCTCGGGCTCAACATATCGGCCCAGGACGTGGCGAACGGGCAGTACGTCGACGCGGACGGCAACGTCAAGAACCTCAAGCAGTCCATCGACGAGCTCGTCGCATCCAAGAAGAAAGACGCCGAGGTGAGCGCCCTCACGGCGAACCTCACCGAGGCGTACCAGGCGCAGTCCGAGGCGGCAAACACGCTCGCCTCCAAGACGAAGCCCTACCAGGACCGCCTGAAGGAACTCGCCAAGACCTACCCGGAGCTCACCAAGGGCGAGCTCGAGGCGCTCGCCTGCACCGAAAAGGTCGGCAGGGAGTACAACGAGGCGAAGAAGCAGTTCGACTCCGCCTCGGAGAGCATCGACGTGCTCAACGGCAAGCTCGGAGACGCCGCGCTGACCTCGCAGGAGGCCGGCAGCACCTTCGAGCACTTCGCCCAGGCGCAGCTGACGCTCTTCCAGGCGCAGCTCTCGGCCAACGGCGAGACCCTGTCCGCCGTCTCCGGCTCTCTCACGCAGCTCGGCGTCGACACCGAGCAACTGGCGAGCCTCAGCGACGACCAGCTCGCCAAGCTGGCTCAGGACTACGACGGTACCGCCCGCTCCATCGTCGACGACCTCGACGGGTGGGGCGTATCGATGGATGAGGGCGCCGCCTCGACGGTCCGCGCCGCGAGCCAGATCCAGGCCGCGCTCGAGGACATGGGCGGCAAGCTCAAGAAGGCGTTCTCGAAGGAGAACATCGACTTCGGCGCGTTCTCGGACGCCTGCGCCGCCGCCGGCGTGTCGACCGAGACGCTCAACAGCATCGGCTCCGCCAACCTCGCCGCGCTCGCCGGCAACTTCAACGGCAACATCGACCAGATGGTGTGGGCCGTCCAGAACTACAACGCGCAGCCCATCGTCGACAAGAACGGCAACGTTACCGTCAACCAGGCCCAGCTCATGGACGCCCAGGGCAACGTTTACACCTGGAACGGCTCGCAGCTGATGGACAAGAACGGCGTCGTCGACGTGAGCGTCGGCGACCTGCGCGACGCCCAGGGCAACCTCGTGACTTGGAACGGCACGGCTCTCCAGTCCAAGAGCGCCAAGACAAAGGTCGACAAGAAGGAAGTCGACAGGGCGCAGACCTCGGTGGACAAGCTCAACGGCACCAAGCTCAAGAGCAAGGAGATGACCGCCAAGGCGAGCTACGGGACGCTGCCGAAGTGCCAGTCTGCGATGCAGGCGGTGATGAACGAGCCGTTCCACTCAAGGTCGGCGACGATCACCACGACCTACGTGACCGTCAACAGGGCGCGCAACGAGAAGGCCGCAGGCGGCATACGGCACGCCGATGGCGGCATCCGCATGCACGCGCACGGAGCCATCGTCGACGCGCCGGTGACCGGCTACCCGCTCGACTGGGTGGGCGAGGACGGCGCCGAGGCAATCGTGCCGCTCACCAACCGAAAGTACTCGGAGCCGTTCGCGGCGACCATCGCCGAGCAGATGGCAAAGCTCGGGGGCCAGCGCGGCGACGTCTACAACATCTACCTCGACGGGTCGGCCCTCGAGGTCGACGAGCGCGTCGCGGAGGCGCTCAGGGCGCTGGTCTCCGAACTCAAGAGGACCGTCAGGACCGGAAGGGGGTAGCAGATGGCATCAGCGCAGACGACCAGGGGAGGCGTGACGTACTACACCGTCAACCTCTCCACGTCCGTGTCGAACGTGAACGACACCACGGCCCGCATCTACTGGACCGCCACCGTCGACTTCGGAGACTGGTACTACTACGGCGTGCGCCTGCACATCAAGGTCGGCGGCGTCTGGCGCGCGTCGGGCGACGGCTACACGACCTCCTCCTGGAAGCGCGCCGTCACCGTCAGTGGGTACACCGACGCGGAGCGCAAGGACAACGACTACGACGTCTGGGTCGAGGCGTACACCGAGTCCGTGGCAGTCAACGGCTACGGCGGGGTCGGCGCGACGACCTCCTGCGGCGAGGGCGCCAGGATCGGCAAGGTCCCGGCATACGAGCCCGCGGCCCCGACCGACCTCAGGGTCACGCGCTCGACCGACGGGACAACCGAGCTCGAGTGGGTCAACCACCCGGACGACGATGCTAGGAAGTACTACGACGGCATCAACGTCTACCGCCATACCAACGGCGGCGACACCGAGAACCCCTACAACAGCGTCACGATCTCCAACTGGCGCGACGCGTCGACATCGGCAAACAATTACTACGACTACGACGTAAGGGCGCGCTGGCGAGGCGGCACGTCGGAGAGAACGAGCTCCGTGCGCGTCTACAAGACGCCCTCCCCACCGGCATCGGTCTCGCTATCGCGCTCCGGCGACGGCGAGGTCTCGCTGGTCGTCAGGGGTCCCGATATCCCGTTCTGGATTAGCGGCTTCGATGTCCGCGCGACCTCCGACGGCGGCAGGACCTACAAGCCCCGCGCCCTTACCGCCGACAGACAGGAGCCGGGCGTCTGGACCATGACCGACCCGTCTGCCGTGGCGGGAGAGAAGGTCGTCTACGAGGTCCGCACCTACCGCGAGGAGCCCGTGGCGGGCGCGGGGGACACCGTCTTCTCCGCGTGGACGGCATCCAACGCAGTGGCGACGATCTGCCCGCCGTACGCGCCCGCCGTCTCCGGGGTCGACCCCGCCTACCCGACTGGGTCGACGGCGACCATCGGCTGGACGCGGAACCACCCCGACGGGACAGCCCAGACGGCGGCGCAGATTGAGCTGGTCGGGCCCGATGGCAAGACCGTCCCGCACCACATCACCGGGCCCGCGTCGACGACATCCCTGAGCCTGTCCGCGAAGGGCACCTACCGGCTACGCGTCCGCACCAAGGGCGCCGACCCCTCATGGGGAGCGTGGTCGGAGTACGCGGTGTTCAGGGTCGCCGACCCGCCGCAGGCGTTCTTCACGACCCCCGCGGAGGACGGCGAGGCCGTCGTCGAGCTCCCGCTGCGCGCCGCCTGGACCGCTGTCGACGAGACCGGCATCACCTACCAGCGCCTGAGGCTGCTGCGCGGCGGCTCCGCGGTCATCGACACATCGGTCGCCGCGGGCGCGCGGTCGCACGAGATCGCCTCCGGCCTGGAGAACAGGTCCGCGTACGTCCTCGAGCTCACCGTCCGCGGCGGCTCGAGCCTGTCCACGACCGTCACCCGCCCGTTCTCGACCGACTGGCTCGTGCCCGCCACGCCCATCGTCAACGTCTCCTACAGCGACGCGCTCGCAGCCGTCGTCACGGTGCGCGACGGCATCTCGGAGTTCTCCGTCAGGGACCACAAGCTGCGCGGCCCCATGGCCATGACGCCCGAGGGCAACATCCGCATCAGGGGCGGCATGTCCATAAAGGGGACGCGCGCAACCGTCCACAGCCTCCCGCCGTGCGCCTCGTTCGATATCGAGCGCGTGCTCGCGGACGGCTCGAGGCTCCTGCTCGCGAGCGGCCTCAAGTCCGGGCAGAGCGTCATCGACCGCCTGCCGCCGCTCAACGTCGGGTTCTCCTACGTCGCGCGCGGCTACGCGGCCTCCGGAACCACCTCGACGACCGAGGTGGGGACCGTGTGCCCGTGCGACGGGTTCGCCCTCAACTTCGGGCCGGACGCCTCCGAGGTCGTCGTGGGCGACAGGAACATGGGCGGCCCGCCGCAGTACTCGGCGAGCCCCGAGCGCGAGCGCGACCAGTTCCACTTCGTCGGCGGCGGCCTGCCCATGGGGTTCGAGAGCGGCAACCTCTCGATGAAGGAGTCGATGGAGTTCACGATCGAGGAGGACGACTACCTGCGCGTCCGCGGCCTGTTCGGCCGCTACGGAAGCGCCTGGGTGCGACCCCATCTGGGCGACCGCGGCTTCGCCGCCGTCACGGGGACGCTCACCAGGTGCGCGCCTGAGGACTACAGGGTGTCCGTATCGACGAAGAGGGAGCGATGGAGGGAGCCCAACGGTGTCGGATGATATCTGGCTCGCGTCGTTCAGGACCTCCTACCGGTACGCCCGCGTTTCGCGGTCGACCGGCCTGGAGACCGGCGCCATCGAGTGCTTCACCGGCGGGAGCATCAGCCGCAACCAGGACACGGACACCTATGAGTCCGCATCGCTGGACTACGTCGGCAGGCTCGACATGGGCAACGACTTCGTGCGCATCTACCTCGACGCGGAGGACCCGATCTCGGGCGCGTCGCGCACCGTGTGCCTGGGGACCTTCGAGTGCTCGACGCCGTCCCGCACGGTGAGCGGCGAGGTGGCGACCGGCATCGCGACGCTCTACGGCAGACTCCACGACCTCGCGAAGGACGACTTCGACGAGCCGTACACCGTGCCGGCCGGCGCAAACGCGGTCTCCGCGGCCAAGGCGATCGCGGAGGGGTGCGGGCTCGAGGTGGTCGCGGAGCCGAGCGACTACACGCTGTCGACGGCATGGGTCTTCGGGATCGCCGCCACGGCGGACACGCCGGACAACAAGCTGGGCGCGGTCAATAGGCTGCTCTCCGCTGCAGGATTCAGGAGCGCGTCGACCGACGCCTACGGGCGCGTGCTGTTCAGGCGTTACCTGGAACCGGCGGCGAGGCCGATCGACCACACCTTCTCAGAGGGCGAGGACTGCCGGGTGCTTCCCGACCTCACCGACGAGCAGGACGACTTCGACGCGGTGAACGTGGTGCACGTCGACTTCGCTACCCAGGGCGAGAGCGTCAGGGGAACGGCCTCGGACGACAGCCCGCAGAGCGAGTGGTCGACCGTCTCCACGGGCCGCCGCATCGTGAAGCGGTACCAGTACAGCGACCTCCCGTCAGGGGAGAGCGTCATCGCCGGCGGCTCCTACCCGCTCGCCGGAGACGGCACCCACGACAGCGCGACCTTCAGGTGCAGCGGCGGCGGGGGGACCATCGAGACCGTCGGCGTTTCCGGGTGCCCGATCGGCGGCATCAGCCAGGCGATCCGCATCACGAAGGGGTCGGGCTCCGGCGAGATCGGCATCGCCCAGGACAAGATATTCCTCAAGAAGGGCCAGCCGTACACCGAGTCCGTTTACCTCTACGCGTCGCAGAGGGTGCAGGTGAGGGTCCAGCCAATCTGGCGCGAGGACGACGGGGGAGAGACCGCGACGGTCGCCATCGGGCCAGGCTGGACGAGGCTGTCGCTCACGGCCACCCCGGCCAAGTCCGAGGAATACAGCGCGGGCTACATCTACCTTGCCGCTAGCGCGCCGACCGGATCGTACATCGACGTAGCGCAGGTCAAGGTCGAGGAGGGCGTTGTGGCAACGCAGTTCGCGGTCGAGGCTGCGAACGAGAAGGCGGCGAGCCTGCTCGCCACCGAGTGCTCGGTCATCCGCCGCCCGATCATCACGGCGATCTTCAACCCGTCGGCGGACGTCTACTCGGCGTGCGCCATCAGGCTGCCGTCTGTCGGGATCGAGCTCGCCCGCGCCTGCATCCGGAAGATGGACCTCGAGCTCTCGATGGGATGCCCCATGAGGATCGAGCTCCGCATGTACATGAGGGGTGATGCCTCGTGAGCGCCATGCCGTCCCTGGCCGCGGACCTTGCCGAAATCGTCGCCGGCCCTTCGGCGCCCGGCGTCTCGATCGCCTACGGCACCGTCGTCGCGGCGGACTCCAGGACCGTCGACGTGCGCATCGGGGGCTCGGTTGTCGCCGGCATCTGCATGACGACGTCCTGTCGGGGCGCGGCGCCCGGTCAGCGCGCCATCCTCATCGGGTCGCCGCCGCTCTGGACGGCGATCGGGATCATCGCTTGATTATCGTGCGGGCGCAGGCCCGCGGAAGGGAAGCCGCATGGCCAACAACAGCGACGGGTCCGCCGTCTACGAGGTGAAGGTCGGGGAGGACGACTATATCGACGGCCTCGACGTGACGGAGAGCGACGGTAGCATCACCACCTACCTGTTCCGCCCGGCAAACTACGACGAAGTCGAGGCGGCGCGAAAGAGGGCCGAGAGCGCCGCGTTGCTGGCGAGCAGCGCCGCAGGCACCGCAAAGACTCAGGCATATGACGCCAACGTCGCCGCCGGAGCCGCCAGAACGGCCGCCGCGAAGTGCTCTACTGCCACCGAGAACGCCAACGCCGCCGTTCAGAAGGCGAATGCCGCGAACGATACCGCAAGCGCCTCGACTGCGCTGGCGAGCAATGCGGCCGCCGCGGCCAACGGCGCGGCGTCTCATGCCGAGGCCGCCGCGAACCAGGCGCTGCAGATCGCGAACTCGGTGGCGCAGGGCGCCGGCGGCGAATCCGATATCGCGGAGCTGCGCCGTCAGAACGGCCAGCTCGCGACGATGCTCGCCGACGCGACGGGGAAGTTCATCTACATGGACGGGACCGTCTACTGCCCGGCATCCAAGGCGTCGGTGTCCGGCGACACGGTGTCGTTCGGCGGCACGTGCTCGGTCTCGGGCAGCACGGTAACCCTTGCCTAAGGAGGATAAATGGCAAATGCAAAGACACTGGTCGTCGGCGGCCAGTCGCTCAACGTCATCGACGATACCGCGCGCAGTAACGCGCAGACGGCGCTCAACAACGCCGAGTACAACCGCCGGGGCCAAATCGGCAAGTACGGCGGGCAGAACATCGCCACCATCCTGGCGGGAGAGATCGGCAGCGGCAGCGTGTACGACGCGCTGCACAAGCGAGCGGCGGTCGGCAACTTCGCGGGCCTTCGCGTCGGGGACTACATCGACGTGCCCCTCGTGAGCGCATCCGCCGTCGCGGCCCAGCAGTCCGTGCGCTTCCTGCTGGCCCACATCGACCCGTATCTTTATTGCGGCGACAACAGCAAGGGCCACCACATCGCGTTCGTGGCGTCCGCCCCAGTGGCCGTGGCAAAAACAGTGACAGGCGTGGCAAACGACAGCTTCCTGATGTGGAACACCACCAACACGAACCAGGGCACCGCCGACCAGAAATGCCCCTACCCCAACAGCAACCTCAAGGCGTGGGAGACGGCCTTCGAGGCCTGCCTGCCCGAGGGGCTGACCAAGTACCTGCTGACCCAGCGCGTCCTGCTGGAGGAGCGTTACAGCGCCAGCGGCGCGCTCAACGACTCCAACTCGTGGAGCTGGCAGGATATCGGCAAGGTGTTCTCGCTGTCCGAGATGGAGGTGTACGGATGCCCGGTGTGGGGCACCAAGGGCTACAGCGTCGGCTTTGACTGCCAGTGGGACCTGTTCAGGGACACCGCGCACCGAATCAACGGAACTCGGTGCAGTTGGTGGTTGCGTTCCGTCATGGGTGGCTCCTCGTCCAACGTGTGCTACGTCAAC